AATAAAATTAAATAGGTAGATTATGGACTTTAAAGATATAAATGAAAAAATTGATACTGTAGAAGGTTATTTTAAACCATTAGACCAATATACATGGGATTGGTTTTTATCATTACAAAATGAAGAAAATGTTTATGGTAATTTGGTAGAATTTGGTGTATTTAAAGGTAAGAGTCTATGTAAGTTAGCTCAACATAAGAAAGGTGGAGAACATGTTTTAGGTATTGACCATCTTTTAAATGAAGAAGGAATGAAAACAACTGTATTAAATTCTATTAAGAAAACTTCCAATATTTCTTTATCTTATGTAGATTTGGTACCTAAACAGACAGAATATGTTGACAGTACTAAAGTCACACATGAAGATGGAATGACTACTAATTATAGAAATAATACAAGATTTCTACATATAGATGCTGGTCACTCTGGATATAATGCATTTGAAGATTTAAAATTGGCAGACCAATTTATATCACCAAATGGTATCTTAGTCATGGACGATTGGAGAACAATTTGTTATCCAGATATTTCTGAAGCATTCTATAGATATACATTGGTAAATCCTAATTCATATAAGATTCTATTGATTACAGATTGTAAAATGTATGCATGCCGTCCAAAAGAACATGCAAATTATCTATGGCGTATTGATACAAAGTTAATACCATTCTTAAAAGAACATTATAATGGAGATTTACGAGTATTTAAAACAAAGAATTTCGTAGATGTTGGTAAATTCATTATTACGCATAAAGATACAGTAAATTCAGATATAGATCCAAGAGATAGTGCTATCGATTTAGTAGTATAAATAAAGTATGGGAATACAATCAATTTGGTCAAATGATTTCTATGAAAAACCTCCTCAACCATTATGGGCATTTGAGGTGGTTTTCAATGATTATTATGATTTAACAGAACCTGAAAAAGAATTATTACATAAAGCCGCAATATCAAGTAAGATTGGTGAACGTAAAGTAAATATAATTCCAACTTATTATGGTGGCGCTATGTTTATGCATTTAGGTCGTTCAGAACATGCAGACCAATTAACAATTGAATTTAATGAAAATGAAGACTTAGATGTCACAAGAGTAATTCAGAATTTATGGAATAGAAATACAATGAATCAGGATTGGCCTGAAGGTGGTAAAACTGCAGAGACTGATCCAATTTATAGAAATCCTTCACAAGAAAATATAATAAAAGTAAAAATGTTGAAGCCAAATGAAAATTATGAATATGGCTTAGATTGTGAAGATAATTTTGTATCTAAAATAATCACATTCCATAATTGTAAATTGATGCAAGTATCAGAAGTTGAATTATCATATAGTTCAGATGAAGTAATGAAGGTTCAAGCAACTTTCTCATACGACTATATGAAGATTACTGATGCATCTACAACAATTACAAATGATTTAGCAGGAGCAATGGCATAATATGAATTCTATTTGGGAACAAACAAAATATGGTGCTATGGCTCAAGAAATCTTATCCGACCCACAACCAGGTTGGCTATTTGATATTACATTCATGTCTCGTCATGGAGAAGATTTGTATGAACAAGTTAAAAATTTGATACCTATTAGTATCGAATTACCTAAATATGAAACACAGTATGTGACTCAAATGTTTTTAGGTACAGAACGCTCTTATCCAATAAATCGTAAGTATTCTGGTGATACAACAATGGAATTCTATATTAGAGTTGAAGATGATAATCAAGGTATCTATAATTTCCTTGCACGTCTACAACAAAATAGAATGTCTTTCCCTCATTATGAACGTGATATGACTTTTGATAAAATTGTATTAACAATGAGAGATAGAAAATTACAGCCAACTACAAAATATACATATATTAATTGTATTCTAACAAATTTTGAAATGGGTCAAATGTCTTATGAAGGTGAAGAAATGATTAAATGCAATCTTTCATATCACTATGATTTCTGGACAAAAGGCGAAGAAAATGAAGGTGTTGCTGGTGTTTCAGATGAAATTGCAAATCAAATGACTGGTAATTCTCCAGCCGCACAAGTAAATACAGGTGCAATATCTTTAAATTCAAATAAAGGTATAGCAAATATCGCGAGAGCTTAATGGAAGGTTTAACTGACGTATTATGTGATTACATATATTCATCTTTTCAGAAGCTAAAGAAAGCTATTGAAAAGATTGAAAAGATATGTAAGGAATATGTAAAGAAATTGATCAAAGTAGCAGATGGCATAAAGAATGTCATCCGCTTGACTATTTCTGATGCTGTCAAAAAGATAAACCAATCCATTGAAGATATTCGTAAGAATATAAAACCGTTGCTAATAGATGGGCCAGGAAAAATTCCTATTCTTTGTGATGATATGTGGAACTGTTTAGCTCTTTTACAAGAACTATTAGATAGTGGTTCTGCATTCTATAAATCTGTCAAGAAGAATGTATTAAATCAATGTATGAGTGAATCTCAGAAAAATATAGCTGACCATTTAAGTGATTTAATTGGTGACTATATGAAGTTCAGAGATATTATATGTAATAGTTCATTTGGTATTGAATTCTCTATTGATGCTATTAAGTTATCATTAAAGACTTTCAAACTAAGTGCTATTAACTATGATAAATTATTAGGAAAGAAATTGAAGATATTGAATGGTCAATTAGATACATATCTTCATATTGTCATGGACCAAGGTCTATGTGATTTCTTGAATGCATTGATTAGATTCTTTAACTGTGCATTCGGTACAAATTTCTCAGAACTTGATAGTGAAATTAACATTGATTTAAACCCATGTGCAGAAATTTCTACTGCACAGAACTTCTTCAATGATGTATTAGCATCAGTTCATTTAATTCAGGTCGGAGATACGTATGAATTAGACCCAGAATTTAAGGCTTCTATTATTTCAACAGTTGAATCAATGAAAGCTATCTGTCAAGATGTAATAGATAATGTAGACCAATTAAATCAGATTATGGTCAATCCTACTGAAGTAAAGGTTGGATTTAAAGGGTATGAAAATGCAGCACATGTATTCCCAGGTCAAGTGACTGGTAGAGATTTAAAGAATGCATGGAATAAAACAGTTGATGCAGTAAATGGTGTTAAGACTGGTCAATGGACTGCAAAGAAAATGTATAAGAAGTATTTAACAAATAGTGATACTATTGTAAATGCATTCTTTGAAAAGAAAACAAAGCAAACTACTACATTAAAAGCTAAGCCAAGTAAGACAATTTATATTGGTTTGAATAAGTCAAGTGGTTCGGGTAATAAATATAGCAGATCTTGGATTTTAAGTCATACATTTATTGATGATGAAGGTAATGTATACGTCAAAGATGGATGCGATTATATTATGTTAGATAATCTACCAAAGTATACTCCAGCAGACGTTCCAAATTATACTCCAATAATTGATTATATGACTGATGGTTCAGATATTAGTAATGATGAAACAATTGTTGATCCTGATACTGGTGAGTTAATAAATCAGACTGAAGCTTCAATAAGAATTTCAGAAGATCCAAATTCAGGTTTAGCAGTTCGCTGTAAGCAGATTTGGAGTACTATAAATAATATGTATAATGAACAAAATATTGTTCGCAAATACTAACTATTTTAAACAACTTAAAATGAGGTGAATAAATTATGGATAATATAAATGATATTCTAAGAGCAAAAAGAATCGTTCGTCAGAACGGTTATACAATTAAGAAGCCAGCACGTGATTACGACTATGAACGTGAAGATCGTATGAATTTGATTCGCGCAAAGCGCATTGTAAAGGATGCTGGATATTCTTATGTAAAGCCAAATGATGGTGTCACTGATAATGCAGATGATTTTGACACTACACCAACACGTAGACGTTATCAGGATGATTATGAACCACGTCCACGTCGTCGCGTAGCAGATGATTTCGATGACGATTATGATGAACGTCCACCACGTGTTCGTGATGAATTCGAACCACCTGTTCGTCGTAGACCTCGTCCAGTAGATCAGGATGATGATTTCTATGATGATGTTCCACCTGTAAGACGTCGTCCACGTCCAAGTGATGATGACTCATTTACAACTCGTCGTCAGCGTTTAGAACGCCCAGCTCCAGTAAATGGTGGAGATGAACCTAATTTCCCAGGTCGCAGACGTATGAGAGAACCTGTTAAGCCAGAAGGAGAACCAGCACCAGCTGCAGCTCCAACTCCAGCTCAGACAGATGCAACACCAGCTCCTGCAGCAAATCCAGCTCCCGCAGCTCCTGCAGCACCAGCAACTGAAGATAAGCCTCGTCAGAAGACACGTCAGGAAATCTATCAGGACATCGCTGCAAAGTACGTCTAATATAAATTAAATAATTTTATAAGAGGTGCAAAAAATGCGCCTCTTTTTTATTATTATAAATAAGATATGAACAAAGAAGATTTTGAATTACATCCTCATTATCCTCCATATCCTCCACCACACAAAGATGGTTCATATCCAAGATATTGGCCATATTGGCCTCAATGGCCAGCAGGTTGGCATGGATGGAATGATACAGAACCAGCATCAGTTGGTCCTTGGGGTTGTTGTCCTCCTCCACATCCAGATGACTGTGTATGTGTGACTCAGCAAGATATTGATAATTGGAATAATATCAGTGCAGTATCTGCTTTATCAGGATTGGATTTAAGTCCTTTATCTTCAATAAGTGGAATGGATTTACCATATAGTGCAACTTTATGGAATTCATGCTATGAAACAGTATATGAAAATAGTGCAATGTGGAATGGAATTTCTGGTCTTCCAGAATTATCAGGATATGTATCAGCATTCTCTGCATGGACTGTAGATAAGATTGACGAATTATCTGCACATGAAAATAGAGTATTTGTTGACTATGATTATTATCCATATTCACTAGAAGGAAATGGAACAGCTGAATCACCAGTTGGATTGTCTCCAGAAGCTCGTTCATTGTTATACTATCTAAATAATGGTAAGCCAATGGATAGAATTGAAGCAAAGAAATATGGTGGTAAGCCAAGTATTCCAAAAGTAGAATGGTTTGCTAAGACCAGTGCTGTAAATAGTTTACAAGAATCATACGATAATTTATTAGGAGAAACTCGTCGTCAAAAAGCTGCAATTAACGAATTGTGGCAGTCCATAGAACTTATATTAAACATAATAACTGATAAGTATAACTCACCAGAAATCGCTACAAAGATTGATGAGTTAAAACAGACAATCGAAAACTATTACTTTATAGAGAACGATAAATCATAAAAAACGATTAAATTTCGACAGTTATAAATAATATAGGTTAGGATATGGAACAGGCTTTAAAAATCATCGCAACAGGTAATCCTTTAGCAATAGTCGCATTGCTAGCAATTGTTATTGTATATTTAGTAATTAAGTACGAACGTAAAGGTACTGCAGAAAAGCGTGATAAAGAAAACGCTGATCTTGTAGCTAAATGTAAGAATTATGCTGAAAAAATCGAGAGTCTCGAAGAAACTGTAGATGCACAGAGAACAGCTATTCAAGAATTACAATTGCAGAATGAATTACAAGATAAAGATATTGAATATATCAAGAATGAACAGATTGATGTAAAGTCTGATATAAAGGAAATAAAAGCAACATTAAATACTATGGCAATTGCACTTGAAAGAATTGCCGCTAAGTATGAAAAGGACTAAGTATGCAATCATTTAGAAATTTTTTAAAAGAAAACGAAAAGAAAAATGATAATTTTTCAAAAATGGAAGGAAATCCATTTATTTGGTTGCTTGTTATTCCTCGTTTATTGAAACTAGGTAAAGAAGAAGCAAAGAAAGATGAAATTTTAAAGAACGCCATTAAGGTCACTGAAAAGGTAATGAAAGACGTTCCAAAGAAAGGTTTAGAAGAATTAAAAGAAGTTAAACCTTTCCCAGTAATGGATTTGTTTAAGATGTCAAATAACTACAAAGTATTATTTGCAAATTATTTCTCAGATTTTAAGAAAGTTGTATGTAATTCAACAGATTCATTTACAAAGGCTTTAGAATTAGATGCTAAATTAGACGAATTGTATAATTCCCCAGAGTACGAAGTATTCAAAAATAACATCTAAACGCAAGTTATATAAATAAAATATAGGTAAAGAGGAAAATCGTTATGAATTTAGAACAAAAGAAATTTGAAGAATGGAAAAGACGTCACGGAAAGCTAGACGAAGGCTTCCTAGACGGTAATGATGATTTAGAAACTGCAGATGTTCCATCTGAAGATGCAGCATCTGAAGAAGAAAAAGATTTATCAGAAGAACCATCAGAAGACGATACTGAAGGTGGTGATGAACAACCAGAAACTGACTCAACAGAAGGAGATGCTCCAGCAGAAGAAGGTGGAGATAATTCAGGTGAAAACTTGGATGACTTCGGAGAAGGTGAAGGTGAAGCAGAAACACAGACAGATGATGGTGTAGAAAAAGAAGCAGAAGATACTACCGAATTAAAGGACGTTTTAACTACTCTTACAACAGCAGTTCAGGCATTGACTGACAAGATTGATACAATGAATGCTGAAACTGGTGATGAAGGCGGTGAAGAAGCTCCTGCAGAAGGTGGTGATGACGCTGCTATGGATGATTTTGGTTCTGAAGAAGGTGGAGAAGAAGCTCCTGCTGAAGAAACCTCTGAAGGAGGAGACGAAGGCGGCGAAGGAGAAGGAGAATCTACAGAAGGTGGTGAATCAGAAGGTGGTGAAGGAGAAAGTTCTGAAGGTGGTGAAGGCGAATCCACAGAAGGTGGAGAAGGTGAATCATCAGAAGAAGCACCAGCAGATGAAACCAAGTCTGAAAACTTCAACTTCTATCATAAGAAAGGACAGCCTCTAGATGAAGATAGTGATTATATCATTGGTAAACTATACGAAGATCGTTTCGATAAGTTAGAACCATTCATCATGAGTGCATTAAAAATGAAGATTAGAAATCACATAGAAGAATATAAGAAACAGGTCCGCATGGACGCAATTTCAAAGAAACTCGAAAAATAATATAATTCATCTCTTTACATATTATTTTAACCGTTAACTCATAGTTAACGGTTTTTCTTATGTATAAATAATATAAGGAGATTTTTATGTATATAAATGAACAAGCACATACAAAACAAGAATTAGCTTTAATTAAACAATTAAAAGATTTTTGCGCTCAGAATAATATTGAATTAGACTACGGTGGACACATGATAAAACCAGGTAGTTTTAAATCATATAATACATTCCAAAAAGGTGCAGATTTAATTTATGATGGATATAAACTAGGAAGAATGAGTTTCCGTCAAGGTCCAAAAGGATTGACATTATTCTTAGTAGTTGAAGAATTATATGTTGATAATTCAATTAGTGAACATGTAGCAAGTATTAAGCTTATTTCAGAAAGTGATACAAGAGTAAAAACATTTGATGAATTTACTACGGCTATCTTAGAAAATCAACAACTTGTAGAAAAATTTAAAGAAATGTTGAAGAAAATTAAGAAATTCGTTGAAATAATTAACATTTAATTTTGTATATTTGTATATAGTGAGGTGATTATGAAAATAGCCGGATTGGACCTTTCAATTTCCAGCTCTGGAATTGTTATTATGGAATTGGATGACAAATTCAATGTAGTTAATATAGAACGTCATGGATTTGTCACCACATTAAAACAACAGAAATTGAGTCCTGATATGATTTACTATAATGTAAAAGATTATAGTTGCACATATCAGAGATACCAATTCTTTTGTGATTATATTTTGAAATGGTGTAAAGATTGTGATGTAGTAGCAGTTGAAGAATATGCTATGGGTAAATCTGGTGCACAAGGTTTGATATTTTCATTAGCAGAATTTGAAGGAAATATCAAAATGAGTTTATTTAGAGAAGGAAAGAAGTTAAGATTTTATCCTCCTGGAACACATAAGAAGTTTTTTACTGGTAAAGGTAATGCCGGAAAAATTCGCCCATATCAAACATATAAAGCATATAAAGGTGTTAAGTTTGATATAAGTGATTTACCAGTTGTAGTTGACGATAAGAAAGGTAATGCACCAACAAGTGACTTGATTGATGCATACGCAATATGTGAAATGTTAAGACATGAATTGGCTTTGAAAGCCAATGTAATGGAATTACACACATTAACAGTTGAACAGATACAAGCATTAACAAATTCAACAGATGAACATCCTGGTGGTTTAATTAAGTCTAATTTCGACCAATATAAATAATAATGGAGGAATTATGATAACAACTATATATCTTGACATGGATGGTGTAATTGTTGACTTTAGAAAGCAATGTGAAGAATACAAATGTATCGAAGGAACTAAGGTCAATTGGCCTATCATCCATGAAGCAGGACCAGAATTCTGGGAAGACTGTCCATGGACAGCTTCTGGTGAATCATTTTATAAATGGTTAGATAGATTTTGTAAAGAAGAAGATATAGAGTTGTATATTCTATCAGCAGTTGCTTATAAAGATGGTAAGATTGGTAAGATAAATTGGTTGAAGAAACATACTAATATAGATTTGCATCATACCATTATAGTTCCATTTGGAGTGACAAATAATCGTGGTACTGGTAAAGAAATCTATGCAAATAAAGACTCAATTTTGATAGATGACTTTGGAAAGAATGGAGCTGCATGGGAAAAGAAAAAAGGAATATTCGTTCATTATAAATCTCCTGAAGATGCAAAAATGAAGATATTAGAGATAGTTCAAAAGAGTCGTTAAGCGGCTCTTTTTTAATCAGATAAATATAATATGACAGATTACGCTTCAGAAATGGCAAAGATATTTGGTGGTGCATGTAGTGTAGAAAACACTGACTGGACTAAAGAGAGATACTTTGATAGTACCTCAGATTGTTATGGTAGTGAAGTTGCACTATTGAATAGTTTAACTGCTGAAGCTTATAATACTTATGGTTTCAAAGTTCAATACTTTATTAAAGAAATGAACTTAAAAAGAGACCCTATAATGGGAGAAGACCCATTAGAAAATGTAGTTAGAAGATTTGAATTAAACATGTATGCAGAAAGTATGCCAAGTATGCAAAAACAATATGAATTGCAAGGCATGGTATATACAGAAATCATAACATGTATGTGCAGTATTGCACATTTTGATGAAGCATCACAGATTGACTATGATGATAAATCAGCAAAATATCCATCATATATTCCAAAAATTGGTGATATAATATACATGTATTATAATGGAATATATTATGAAGTGATAAATGTGAAGAAATTTGCAGAAGGTAGTACCTTTTTGGGTGCACCAATAACATATCAATTCTCATTAAGAGTCTGGAGAAATAATCATGAATTTGTAGATGCAGATAATGTAAATACAGATAATATGGATGACTTCAGAAGTTATGCAGAATTAGGTGAAACATTTAATTTAGATACAAAGACAGAAACTCACGATAAGACTAGTGTAGTTGATGCATCATCTGATATGTTGTCAATAAATAAAACTATTGAACAAGATACAGTTGATGGAACACCAAGTGGAAAACCAATGGATAATGTGAATTCTCATGTTCAATATGTTCCAAAAGTGCCAGTCGATCAAAGAACAGATATTGACCCATTTGGTGGTTGGTAAGTTTTTAATCTGTATAAATAAATTAGAGGAATTATATGGCAGATACAGATAAATACGATATTGTTAAAAGTCAGTTTAAGTTTACTAAGGAAGGTAGACATCTTTTAATATCACAAGAAGGTGGTATTAAATTTGCTATTCTTGGATATATGTTTATCCAAGGTTTAGATGCATCTAAAGACCTAGAAACTATTATAGGTGATTTAGAACAGAAAGCTGGTGATGATTATTCACTAATGGAAGTATTACAAGATAAACAAAAATCTGGTAATATCACTTTCATTATGAAGAATGTATCTTATAAGATTGCTGGTAAAAATACATTAGAACCAATCAATAAGACACAATATGAAAATGCACTAGAAAATTATTCAGAAAATTTGTTTGGAATTTATTATGTTCCAACAAATGAATTCATGTTGAAGAAAGTTAAAGAAACAGATGGAACAATTAAAGAAGTTCCTTATGGTCTTTATAGATTTAATTTTGATAGAACTTATTTGTCATGTAAGATTACACAAGACTTATGTTTCTCACATATTGCATTGATTGGTAAGCAATACGCTGAAACTGATGATGCAACCTTTAATGTAAATGAAGTTCAGGATGCTTCTATTGTAGCATTCGCAAGATTTGATGGTAAAATTGAAAGAGACACCGGTATCTATGAAGGTGGTGTTGAATTATTAGCTGACCAAAATAAGTATGTATCTTTCCAGACTCAATTAAGATTTACAGTTAGAGAAGAAGACGAAGATATTTCTCCAGAAAAGATTGGTGATGATTGGAACTTTGATATTCCATCAGCAGTTTCTGGAACTGCTCAAAAGTTATACTTAATCAATAATGGTCTTAAGACTATTAGAGGTGGTGTAGCTATAGGTTATGATAAACCTGTATTAGATGAATTACAGTTAGACCAAGACGGTTCAATCGCAATTGATAAGTCAATTGTGGCTGCTGACTGTATTGATGCTGATGATGCAGAAAACCAATTTAACGCTGCAGCTCTATTCCATGGTATTAACAAATATCCAGAAGATGGTGGAAAATATATTCCTCAATATCTGTTGACTACTGTCAAAGCAACATCATCTTTGAAAGAAGATATTGAAGCATACTGTGCTGGTATGCAGTTAAATGGTATTGGTGTATCTCCATATTCTCTATTAGGAAAGGATGCATCACCAGAGTCACCTACATTTATTTTAGGTCACTTACCAGAAAATGATTTCGTAGCAGTCGATATATTTGGTAGAGATAACTTCAAAAACCAATATACAAAGGATAGATACCTATTCTCATTCGATAATAGTGCTACTCAGCCAAATTATGGTGAACCAAACGTATTATTTAAGTCTCATGGAAACTCCTTCGTAGAAGGTGCTTCAATGAACAATAACATGTTTATTGACTCTAATAGAAACAGAGCAAGTTATGGTGTTGCAAATAATACATTGATAAATTCTGATGAAAACCTATTGACAAATGGTCTTCATAATGCATTTATCTTGAATTCTAAGAGAAACAATTTGTCAGCAGTAGATGCATTGACAATGATTAACGGTTTCTCTAACCATATCGGTGATAATGCATCTGATAATACATTGATTTGTGCATACACAAACTCTGCATTTGGTAATGCTAAGCAGAATATTCTATTCAATGCAAGAGATAACTCATTGAGTGGAAATACAATGCAGAACATGTTGATTCGTGCAAACGAAAACATAATTGACCAGAACTGTTCTGAAAACTTCTTAGTCAATACCAATCAGGCAAATGTCACATGGGACTCTAGATATAACGTATTTAACTTTGCAAACAATATCTCTGCTCGTGCAGCATATAGAGATTTGATGGATAGTTCAACATACGTTTGGATGCAAGCAACCTCAAATAACAGAGTTTATAATGCATTCAAGTTCTCAGGTTATTCAGCACAGAATAACGTTGCAATTGGTGCACGTTTCTTCGGTCTATATCCAAATGGTTCAACACAGATTTCTGGTGTTGAAAGACCACTAGCATCTGATAATCAGTCTAACAACAACTATATTATGAATGCATCTTATGCAACTCTATTTGGTTGTTCTGATAACATGATTATTGATACTTATGGACTACGTGCTAATGATAGTGTTGTAGACCCAGGTCCAGTCCGTGTTAAGGGTTCTTCAATCATTGGTTC